TACTTTGTTTCCAGACTTCTGTTTTAGTTGCCCCTACAAATCTTTCTATAGGTAATTGAGAAGCAGTTACCCAATCAGGATAGGGTATATTTAAAAATCTACTTTCAATATGTTCGTTGAGATAATGTTTTACGCAGGCATTTATAGGAGCATACTTAGAACCGACGTTTAAAATTTTCCAAGATAAATTTAATCTTACATCCTCAGGTTTAGATTCATCTGATACTAAGTCTGCTAAATTTTGTAATAATCTAAATCTAGTTAGATAGGGCAAATAATGTATGTTTAGTCCGTAAAATCCTCTCTTAACTAATCTAAAAGGCAATACTAAAGGAAATTTATCATAGTAGGGAAGTGTTGCTTTAAATTTAGGATCATACGCAAACAAATACATTTTGCCAGGTAATATTGTATTTTGTAATCTTTTACCTGCTAGAAATGTTTCAGGCCTTGCTGCTCCAAGTTTTTTGATCTGTGCTTGATACCAAGTATAAGACCTCTCAGTATCACCTGCTTTCGTTCGAATATCGTTAAAAATATTAGTTGCCATTTTATTATTTATTTGCAGGAGTGATACCTAAATCTTTTTCAGTTAATATCATAAATTTCCATTGTCTGTCCTGACAAAATTCAAAAGCAGCTTTCCATTTGGCTTCATTCACACCATACTGAAATACTTCATCAATAAACTTTCTAGTTTTCTTTTTTGGTATTTCTGGGGGTTTAGTAAATTTTTCTGGTTTGATTTCTATTAGATACCTTTGTATTTTACCAGACTTATCTTTTACTTTTATATAAAAGTCTACAAAATATCTATGAGGTTTTTTATCTACAGGTGAGATATAAGGAATTATTATTGTTTCAGATCCCCATTCTAATATTGAGGTATTGGTATCACACCATTTCATAAATCGCAATTCCCATAGTGATCTATACACAATATTATGCAGATCTCCTTTATATTTTATTGGATTTGATGGTCTAAACTTGCCCTTGTAGGTATTGGTGTACATATGTATATAAATAAATAATAACCATATTTATAGGCAAGCTAATGACCACAATTATTCCTGAATTACCTGTAGATAAAGAAACAGGAATGAACAGAATAGATGTTTCGGGATATAATGAGCCTCCTTCTAACGTCGATAGACATTCTTTAGATATAATTAAATTTCCAAGTAACCTTGGTGATAGTGATTTGCAACACTACGTTTTGTTTCAAATAAATGTTAGAGGCAAATCTAAAGCTAAATTTAATTACGACACTTTTGATACAGAAATAGTTAGAAATAGTGCTGCTCAACTTAATCCTGAAGAAGCAGGAAGAGCTTTTGATTTATCTGTCGGATTAATTACTGCTGGAGCATTGACTGCTTTTGGTGCGAAAAAAATCTTTAGTACTATGACTCAGGTAGCTGGAAGATCTGGTTCTTTAGGTGCAAGATCAGCTGGTGCAATAGCAGGTGGAGGAGCTGTTCTTGCCACTGCTTTAGCAGGAGCTGCTGGTGGCACAGCTATTGCCAATAAAATACGAACAGGCAACGATATCACTGCTCCAGATAAAATGTTTAGATTAAAAAAGGCTATAGCATTGCATCTTGAAGAAAAACCAGCAGTAAGATATTCTACAGAATATTCAACAAAAGATTTAGGAGCATTGGCAGGATTTTTAGGTAAATTTTCCGGGGTAACTGATGCAATTAAAGGAGTAGCATCTAGCTCTGAGGTAATACCAGCTATAGCAATGGCCGCTGCTAAAATACCGCAAGTTGCTGGTATTAACACTGTAGATTTATTAAGAGCTTCTGCCAAGGTAACAACTAATCCATTTAGAGAAGTATTATTTGAATCTGTCAGTTTCAGAAGTTTTAATTTTAGATATAGATTTTTACCAAAGAGTGCTGAAGAAACTAATGCTATTCAAGAAATAATAGCAACATTTAGGGAGCACATGCTTCCATCAATTTCCCCAGAAAGATTATTTTTTATCTATCCTTCAGAATTTCAAATTGGATACTATTTTGGAACAGATGAAGAAAATATGTTTTTTCATAAATTTGCCCCATGTGCACTAGAAGATTTACAAGTTGAATATGGAAGCGGAGATGGGTTTTCAAGTTTTAAAGATGGGGCGCCCACAGAAATTAATATGACGCTTAGATTTAAAGAATTAGAAGTTATTACTAGAGAAAAAAGCCTAGAAGGTTACTAATGTATTTCGCAAAATTCCCTTATATGGTTTATACCTTGGATAATTATTCTTCCGGACAAATAGTCAAGGATATTTTTCGCAGGGTAATAGCTTTAACTGAGTTTAAAGAAAATTATACCATGTTTGATGAGTATGATGTTAAAGATGGAGAAACACCTGAAATTCTTGCTGATAAAATTTATGGCAATTCTAATTTACATTGGATCATATTACTAACGAATGATATTCTTGATCCTAGATATGAATGGCCTTTATCCAATTATAATCTAATTGAATATGTCAGAAATAAGTATCATAGAATAGTATCTAAAAAAATTAGTTTATCTAGTAATATTGTAAGTTCTACTGATGCAGATGTAAAAGATTTTATTCGAACATTATCTGTTAATGATCTTGTTGAAATTTCAGGATCAGTAAATACTGTAAACAATGATACTTTTAAGGTGACTGCTATAAGTGCACTGAAAGATAATTTTACTGTATCAGACGAAGTAGGCGGTGCAATAACCTTTACTTCTGAAACAAATAATACTTATATTACTTTATTTTCAGATCATACTCAGGCTACACATCATTATGAGGATAGTTATGGAAACATAGTTTACTCAAATGGTTCTTCAATATCTAATTTTACATACGAAGAAAGATTGAACGAGGATAAAAGACGAATTAAAATATTAAAACCTCAGTTTGTTTCATCTGTCGAACAAGAATTAGAGATAGCTTTAAGACCATAATATGGATAACAATAACGGTATTGAAAAAGCCGGTTCGGTCTATATTGAAAAACTACAGATACTTAGTTCTTTGGGATATCTTATAGATTTAGACGACTATCTTATTGAACTTAATATTTACGAAGATCTATTCTCACCTTTTATGAAAGGTTCTATTTCTTTATCTGATAGTAGGAATCTTATTGAACTTCTACCTATAGTAGGTGAGGAATTACTTATTATAAAAATTTCAACTCCTAGTTTTGAGCAAAAGATAGAAAAAACTTTTAGAGTTATTTCCATTAAAGATAGAATATTAGCTAGAGACAAAAATACACAAGTTTACACACTAGAATTTGTGTCTGCTGAAACAATTTATGATGTTAGTTTACCTATATTTAAAAAATTTGAGGGTAATATTGTAGATGTTGTGGGGGAAATATTTTCAAACTATGTATCGTTAAATAGAAACGTTGATGTAACTAATAAAAATACTGAAGGTACAAAACCAAGTGAACTGCGAGTATTAGTTGAAACAAGTAACAATGTAAAGTTTGTAAGTCCTGGTTGGACACCTTTTAAAATAATAAATTGGTTAGCATCTAAGTCACTACCTAAAGAAGGTAAAGCATGTAACTTTTTATTTTTCGAATCCAATAAATCTTTTTATTTTACCACAATAGAATACTTGTTTGATACTGCAAGAAAAAATAATTTGTATTTAGGTAGATACAGTATGTCTGTGTCTAATATTAGAGATCCGAATAAAAAAGGAGCTGATGTAGAAAAAGAATTTTTTATAATTAATAATCTAAGACAACGAGAAGGCATTGATATTTTTAAAAATTATATAAATGGGTATTTAGCTAATCGTTTAATTACTTTGGACTTAAATAATAAGAAGTATGAGGTATATGATTATGATCATACTGAAAAATATTTTGATTATGCTCATGCTGATGCAAAACCAGTTCCATTTTTTAACAACGGATCCGAGGAAATAATAAGAAATCCATTAACAAATATATCCTTTTATCCGGTTCAACCTAAACTGTTTAATGATTTTAAAGATAATGTAAATGAGAAGATGAAGGATATCTATGGTAATAGAAAATCTAATCTTATAGACTTATCTCAATTTAAACTTGATATAACGATTAGTGGCAGAACTGATGCTGAGGTTGGATCGATGTTGTATCTCAGTTACCCTGGATTAGCTCCTGTGGATGAGGGAACCACAGAAAAAGATTACGAAGATAGATTATTTTCAGGATATTATATTATTACTGCTATAAGACATAAAGTAACAAAACATGAACACAACATGGTGTGCGAAGTAATAAAAGATGGTTTA